GGGAAGCACCGGCAGCACTCTCATCTGTAATGAACGCTTCGTTAAACAGATCATCTATGGCATCCCACAGCTCCGCTACCGCAGGCTGCTCTACCCTTGCCAGCTCCCGAAACTCCGCATAGGTTTTCAAGACCTCCGGCAGATAATCAAGCAACTGTCTATCCACTGATCTCCCCCCTTAATGGGATCTCATCAACGCCGAGCTGTATATTCTCGGCTTTCCCGTTTAATTTTGTATCTGCGACATCCAGAATTCCTTCCACATCCAATAATGCCGCTTCAATCTGCTTGATCCTGACCACCAGACCCGCAGCACTATTCTCCCAGTCACGCCGCAGGGACAGCAGATATGTTTCAACTGCCGTTTCGATCCGGCTCTTGATATCTGCAAACGTATATCCGGTATCAAATGTAATGGTCGTTACTACGTTTATTTTTACACCCGCAGCGCCGGCAATCGTAACAATATGACCGATCGGCGCAAGACCATCTCCCTCGGCATGATTCTGCTCTGGATCGATGATCGTCTGGATGTTATCGATCAGGACTGCTGATGGCTCGGAATAGTCCGATGCGATCACAATGCAACGCACATACCCGCCGACCTTTTCCCCCGCCGCATTGGTCGCACGGTAACACTTCACACCACCAACACCGTCAATCGCCTTGATCTTCTCCCGGTAATCCGCCCGGTTGCCGCCAAATGCCGCCGCATTAAAGCTGTCTCTCCATCGTTGCCGGAACACTTCGGTATCTTCTTCATTCTCTCCCGGGATCAGCACTTCGGTCAGTTCACAGGTTGTAAGCCCCGGAACATAATCAATCGGGATCATATCTCCGAAGTTCCGGTTTCCGGCTTCGCCCAACGTCTCACAGATCATCTGGTAATAAAAAAATCCGTCTTTCTGCTCGATAAAATCTGACACATAGTAGTTCAGATCATCCAGGCTGAAACGGATTCCACTTTTGACTTCAATATTAAATTTCCCTTTTAACACCGCATGTGTTGCAGCTTCGGGGATCAACCCGCGGGTATCATACGCAATCTTTGCAAGATACTCACGATCCGCCGTATCTCCGAACATCTGCCGAAACATCCACTCCAATGTAATATACATCTGTGCCGCTTCCGCGCTGTTAGCTCCCAGTGCAAAATGTAGCATTGAACCTTCACGTTTGTCATATTCGGTACTGATACGCTCCATTTTTTCCGCCATAAGGCTTTCATATGTCTTATCCTCAAACAATCTATACCGTCACCTCTTTCTCTGCATTTATAGTTCCTGCCGTTGAATCAACGGAAAATGTCGTGTGAATCACGCCTTTCCTTGGAACATCAAAAGAAAAATTGTATACCTTTGTGATCCGGTCATCCTGCATAAGTGCTTCGGTAATACGCCGTTCGATTTCCGGTATGCAGTAAGTTGTCGGCATACCAAACAACCCTTCCAACTCCACACCATAATTCCAACTAACCAATGTACATGAATACCGCTCAATATTTAAGATCAAATATACCGCCTGCCGAACAGCATCCAGATCATCACAGTTTCCTTTCACTTCTTCTTTTTCAAGATTCATTC